ATTGGCAAGAGTTCCTGCATCGATCAACTGCCGGAGGATGCTCGTTGCCGCACGACCAAGGCCACCAATCATGTGGATCAGGCCGAACCCATAGAAGCCCAGACCTGGCATAAACTTGTAGTGCACAAAATATTGCTGCTTTTTAGCTAGCCCCATACCCTCTTCAAAGTTACGACGAATCGCAAGAACCTGACCAGATCCTTCATCAATCGTTACAATGTAAGGCAGAGCAATCCCTGTCGGCTCACCGTCTGGAGCCATATCCTCGAAACCCTCAAGATCCAAATCAACATGCATCTCAAGGATCGTGTAAATCTCATCTGTATATGTACGGGATGTCCCCTGTAGCTCATCAACCTTCTGACGAACCTCGCTCTCATCCTCATCGTACTTGCTTAACTCTACATCACGGTAGAATCCCGCAATCTGCATCTTCCGTACTTCGTTCGCATCCATGCGAAGGACATGCGTCACACGAGACGCTGTCGCTAAATCAGATGCCGCATACGGAACAACCAAGTCTTGCGCAGGAACAAACTTAGAAACCGCGCGTTGCTTGGCTTCATCAAAGTATACTTTCTTAAACGTCGAACCAGATAGCGGTAAATAGAACAACAACTGATCCATGTCTGGATCAAACTCTTCCATAACCTCCATAATCTGGTAGTTCATAAAGTCTTTAACACGAGCCGCCTGATCCTCACGAGCCTGATCCTGCAAACCCACAACCTGCGTTTTAACAGGACCACCAGAGGGCAGTAGCTCTTTGTACGCCTGTGCTTGGAACTGAGTAACACTTTCCGCAATCAGCGGATGCGTGACACCACTCGCTCCTTCAAACGGCTGAGTACGCTCTTCGTACTTAACACCAAGTTGGTCCAAGCCTTTTGTATAAGTTTCTTCCCACTCTGAACGAGAGTCCAAATCTTCTTCGTAAGACGCTCGAAGGTCGGACGAAATTTCTCCAAGATACCCATCATCTAAGTACTCCGCTAGGTTAGCGTTGTGATCAATCTGTTCTTCTTGCTGCGCACCCATCAAGGCTTCAGCTAGAGCTTGTACTACTGCACCGCCCTCCCCGTCTGGGATAACTTCCGCCCCGTTTTCAAACATCTCAATCTGCTCAACAGGTACTTCAACAGACGCCTCTGTCGGCATCATGTCTTCAGGGCTAATCCCAGAATCTACAATCGGTGGCAACGCCATCAGTAATACTCCCGCCTACGACGATATTCGTCGTGTTCCTCGTTTTCTCCTTGCAGAGAAATGAAACCACCCTGCCGAAAACGCATCAATGCTAACGTCATACTATCACAAAAGTCATCATGATCGCCATTAGGAAATGAAACGACCTCTTCGATCACTTCGTCAGCAAATTTCTTGTCATTCGGTGCCCATACTACACCAGCCTCGAACAATGGCGCAACCATGTGCATTCTTGTTACTTTATCCTTGCCCTTACCAGGCGAGAAGCCAAGTGCCGGAATACCGCGAAGCCGCAACTCGTCAATGAGCGGTGTACCCGTCGCTTTCGCTTCGACCACAACCATATCTGGCTCCCAGTATTCATGCTCTTCATACGCTATCTCCTTGAGTTCGGGAAAATTCCACCTCCCACGACGCGCATCCAACAAGATTATGTTGTCTTGCCCCCCTTCTTCAGGCTCAAACACACCCCAAGTCGTGATCGCGCTGTAGTCAGCCGTCTCTTTCTTAGAAAATGCAGTATCGTACGCTTGAATGATGTAACTCACCGGAGGAATGCTCTCTTTTTCCCACGGTTGCCACCATTCTCGCTTAATTATCGCAGAATCAGAGCTTGTCGGGGTCTGTTGCCACTGCGCATTCCACTTTTGCACAGGCAACGACGCCTTAATCGACAATAATGCGTCTTTTTCCCAGAACTCAGGCCATAATGGCTTGTCTGAAGGCAAAATCGCAGGAAATTCTACCACTTCCCACTGATCTGCCATGATATCGCCGCCCTGCGCAGCCAATAAACGCCCTGTCAGGTCCTTTTTGCCCCACCTTGTCATAACCAAAATGATCGCACCACCAGGTTGAAGACGCTGACGAGGGCCAGAAGTGTACCATTCGTACGCATGATCGAACGCAGTCTCGCTCAAAGCGTCCTGTTCCGAGTGTGGGTCGTCAATAATGAACAAATCCGCACCGCGACCAGTTACCGCAGCACCAACACCAGCCGCAAAATACTCGCCGCCCCTGTCCGTGCCCCATTTACCAGCACCTTTGTTGTCCTCTTTTAGGTTCGTATCAGGAAAAATCTCCTTGTACGCCGGATCATCGATCAAATCGCGCACTTTTCTACCAAAACGGACAGCCAATTCAGTATTATGGGTAGCCTGAATGATCTTTAGCTTCGGATTACGGCCCAAAAACCACGCAGGCATCAAATATGACGCAAACTCCGACTTAGAATGACGCGGTGGCATGTTGATAATAAGTCGCTTTAGGTCGCCTCTTGCGACTCTTTCCAACTTTTCGGCAATAATTCGGTGGTGACGACCCTCAATAAAGTTCTCATAAACGTGATGGGCAAAGGGCATGAAATAATCTTGCGCTTTTTCCCTCAAATCTAGTTTTTTCTTAGCCTCGGTTAAGGCTAAGATCTCTTTTAAGGCGTCTTCTGGGAGAGCTTGTAAATTCATGCGCTACGTGTCGTTGGTCGTACCCGTTCAGTCCGTGTCGTCGTCTTACGTTTCTGACCTGGACCTCGCTCCCCTGGTCTCGTTACAATGCCAGTATAAGCTTGGACACCACGACCCGCACGTTGACGGACCTGCTCAACACTCTTCTGACACATCGGACCATCAGGAGTCTCGACCATAACGTACCCTTCAGGGCATTCTGTGATCGTGTTGCCGTCGTCATCCGTAGTTGTGATAACTGGAACAAAGGTATCGTCCACATCTACGTCTACTGTGACATCATCGCCTGTGTCTGTTGTAGTTGTGTCATCTACTTCAACCTCGACTTCGTCATCCTCGCCCGTTGATGTTGTTTGAGTGATCACAGGAACAGATACGATAGTGGATGTCTGGTCTTCCTCTAGGGTCTTAGTTTGATCGTCCTCTAGGGTCTTGGTCTGATCGTCCTCTAAGGTCTTAGTTTGATCGTCCTCTAGGGTCTTGGTCTGATCGTCCTCTAAGGTCTTGGTCTGATCGCTTCCCAATGGAAGCTCCAACTGTTCTTGGAACTCTTCTGGAAGCTCTACAACCGCTGCTACATCCTTTTCTTGAGTAGCGGCTAGATCCTCTGTTTTCGCTTGAGTAGCTGCCGCATCTGCGTCCATCTTAGACGTAATAGCCGCATCCGCTGCCGCAGGTATACCTCCTCGTACCGATGTAAACACTGCGTCCGCATCCGCATCAGGCGTACGAACCGAAGTAAACACTGGGGCTTCCTCTGCCCGTGCTGCTTCTGCTAAAGCCTTTATTTCCGGACTAATTCTACTTTTCACTTCCGGTGTCGCCGCTGCGGAGACTGCTTCTGTGTTTACTGTGCGTTTACCAACATGGTTTGGCGCACTAATTAAACCTTCATCTTCCATGCGCTGTACTGCATCTTGAGCCTGATCGTAACTAATGCCTAGCTGTCTTTGGACATACGCAGCAGAAACTACTCCTTGGTCATTAACCAAGTTAACCGCGTTTTGGTAATTCGTATCCGCAGGTGCCGTCCCTTGTTTGTTTAATAAGGCTTTATAAGCGTTATCTACAAGGTCATTGGCTTCATCAAAAGTGAGATTGAATCTCGATTGAATGTCGTCAACGGCTTTATTAAGCTCATCCATGGAAGCAGAAGCACTAGGTTTACGAAGTGCGGTTTGAGCCGCTGCTGCCGCCGCCTGTTGTGCTGGAGCCGCCGCATCCGCGTCCATCTTAGATGTAACCGCTTGATCCGCCGCTGTTGGTTGGAACGTAATGTTCGAAGCAATACCGCTTAGATCAGGTGTCGTTGGTCCAAGGCTCTCGGCTCCTGTCAACGTCAACCGTGATGGAATACCACCCAGATCAACCGGAGCTTCTTCCGCTGGAACCCGCATCTCAGGAGTTAACTGAAGCGCACCTTCTTGAACCCGCATCTCAGGAGTTAACTGCAATGGAGTGTCTACACGCATATCTTCAGTTAATACGAATGG